TGACATTCTGATGTAGTAATAGGGGGGGCGTGGCACACACACGCCACAAGTATCCCCCCCCTATTAATTATTACTACGTATTATCAGGTATACAACACAGGAGGTGCTATATATGGGTATATCTGTCTTTGGTTCTATCGGTAACTTCGTTAAGAAGTCTATGAGTGCTGGCAGCTCAGCTGCATCAGCTCTAGACTACAGTATGAAAAGCCTGGAAAGTCAGGCTTTCATGTGTAACTTGATGTTACAGAGTCAGTCTCTTCAGGACAAGGATGCTTTAAATTTATTAAATTCTTACATGCTATCTGAGGATGACTCAGATAATATTAAAAAATTTGTAACAGCTGCTAAATTAATGAATCAGCAGCTGTTACAAACAACTAATTCAACTTTAACTAACACTCTTATCAGGAGATAATATGAAAAACTTAAACAATGTAAATATTTACACAAATGAAGAGATTCTATCTCTTCCTGTAACCCAGGAACAGTATGATGCTCTTTCTGTAAATAGAAAGAGCACTTTTATTAATTTATTTGATAGTAATGGAGAGTATGTAGTATCTGTTAATACTCTAGATATGAAAGGGGGATCTGATTACCTCTTCCTATCTGAAGTATTAAGAGCAGCAGAGACCGCAGGTTTAGTACCTGTGAATAGTTTGGTAAGTTATAAAGGTCTAACTTTTAGACTATCAGCAGTTCAGACAACTGAACTACAAACTGGTTTAAAGATGAATGTGGCAAAGAAGGAAGACTTTAAGAAAGCTCCTTCTGCACCAGTACAGCCAGTTCAGCAGCAGCCAATTCAGCAACCAATGTTCTAAATAATAGAGGGGAGTTATCTCCCCTTTATTATTTTTTTTTAATTTTTATTTATTAAAAATAATCTAAAAGATATTTAAAAACAAAATTTATTTATATAATAATATCTTAATAGATATTTATTAAAATTGTGAGTAAATAGTATTTACAATTTTATCTTTATAAATATAATGTGTTAAAACACCTTAACACTAACTCATTGTTATTCTTATCTTTATTAATCTTATATTTCAAATAGTTATCTAATAACATTTATTAATATTAATATAATAAAATTATATTATTAGATTAAAAACTAAATCATTCTTTTCAGATTAATCCCACCTTAAAACTATTCTACTCTTAGTAGTTGTTCCATCTTAACGTATTCTAGTTTAATTAATTATCTTTATCCGCTCCGCGTTTTCGGGTGTTTGGTTAATTCAAAACAAACATCTAAAAGCATTCACAGGGCACTAACATATTGCCCTACTTAACTACAATTAATGACCCTCTTAATGAGGACTTACTCTAGAAGTAAGGCTTATACAAGTACGTAAGCAGTCTGTAGAATATGTTGTACTTAAGAATTTATTTATTTATTTATTTAGAGGATTTAAAAATGAAATTAATTTTAAAAACTAATACAAGTAATTATTATTTCCACCATTTCCACGGTGGAGACCTGATTATCGTTCAACGCTATGATGGCGTTGAGCATGTTTGGTCCTATGCTGAGGCAATTCGCAGAGGTATCATTCAGTTCAATAAAAACCATGAGCGTATTGTTGTAGGAACTTCATGGTTTTACAATCAACCTTCTATTGAACACTATAGAAAGTTCTAACTGAATTAGATTCAGAGTCTGGTCAGCTCGGTAACAGAAATGACTAAAACCTCCTTGTTTCGGGCTTGGGTATGCCTTTTGAATACCCTAAAGCTAGTAATATGTCTAGCCGTGAACACAAATAACACGTAAAAAAGTACTGTTCCAGTGGCAGAGAGAGGTTACTGGCGAGGCACTGACATAATAGCCTCGATAATTAACCACAAGGCAAACCTGATGGAAACATTGGGGACTTCACCGCCAGGCTATGCATGGTGCATAGTAATCTGGATTAACCCCTCGGTAAGGGTCTAGAAAGTACCTAGGCTAGCTGTGGATTATGTCTGTACTATTACTGGTATAACTGAATTAAGTAGGCGTGTACCAGCCGATTAGGGTAGGGATGGACACTACCTGAAACGGGTTTACTAGGTCCCTGACCGTTAAGGGCATTCTAAAGGAAGCATTATTAATTGAGAAGACTTCCTGCCCTCATAGCTAATCTTAAGTACAAGATTAGGTATGGTTACGGTCAGTAATTCTTTAAGCTCATTTAACTTGAGTGAGCTTAAAGAATTATTACTTATATTATTCTTTTTTTTTTATTTTAGATAGTTAAAGGGAATTATAAAATGCAACTTATTTTAGAAACCACCAGTAATAATTACTATCTTCCATTTTCAAATGGAGGAGAACTTCTTCTAGTTAAAAGTAATTTTGGTGTTAGACCTGAATGGGTCTATACCATACCTGAAGCAGAACACTGGGGTATAGTCCAGCGTGATGCAGAAGGGAATCATATAGTTGTAGGTACTGAAAGGAACATACAATTACGACAAGTAATTAAAGTATCAAGTAGATTTTAATTTTAGGAGGCTTTTATGGCTAACATTATCAATTTAACACCTCATGAGGTTACTCTCTATGCAGATAAAGACTGCATGGAAGTAACTAAAAATGGGTATACTTCTTTAGTTCTTAAGGAAGGAGCTAAACCTCTAGCTATTTACCCTTCACAGGGAGTAGCTAGAGTAACTAGCTTTAAAAATTTTATGTACACTATTAACAGTGTACCTGTTTATACTACTTCGTTCGGAGATGTTGAAGGTTTACCAGAGCCACGTAGTAACACCTATTATCTAGTCTCTTCAATTACTGCTCAGGCAGTAAAAGGTAGAAGAGATATTCTTATCGGTGAAGGAGCTGTTCGCGATGCAGAAGGCCGAATTGTCGGTTGTACTGCATTCGGTCGTCTTTAAGTATTTAGTCCTGTATTTATCCTACATATAAATATGGGACTTTATTTATTTATAATAAAGATAGTTAATTTAAGGAATTGAAACTCTTTTTCGGGTAAAAATATTTAAGGAGAATTAAATAAGAAAATATTTATAGAACCTTAAAGGAATTACAGAGAAAGCTATATTCCTAAAATCCCATAATAAATAAGTAGTTTATTAATTTAAACTACTTATTTTTTTTCTAGATAGTTAAATATTTTTTAAATACTAAGATAGTTAAAAATATTATAAATATCAAAAAATTAAATAGCTCTTTTTGTAATATATTCTATTTGATATTTAATAATGAATTTTATGCGCTCCGCTTTTGTGGGTGTTTGGTGAATTCAAAACAAACATTTAAAACATTTAATTTAATTATTAGGGAGAATATTAAATGTTAGTATTTAAAGTTAAGAATACAGATATTTGTGTCTGTGCATTCAAGCAGAAAGATGGTCTTTATGGAGTAACCTCATGTGATAGTGAAGGTCACGAAGGATTACTGGCAGAAGGTTTACTAACTCTTAAAGAGTTAGAAGACCTAATAGCTAGTGTATTTGGTAGCAAGGTTACCTGCTGTGGCACCTTTAAAGGTATCAAACAGCTAACCAGAGTATTTGAATGTGATGGAGAATAACCTATGGGATAGTGAGCTAAACAATTATGCTTGCTATCCTTAATTTAATATGGAACCAAGGAGAATATTATGAAAACCATTCATGATTTATCTAACGAAGAGATTATTGAAAGAATTGAAGCTCTATATCCTGATATGGAGCTAGCTGAAGTTATGAAGATGCACAATGTTATATATCTTGATGATTTAATTGAAATTCTTGACCAAGATTTATTAGATCTTGGTGAAGAATAACCCTAACGAAGGTAGTGAGTAATGTTGCTCACTATCATTAAGGGAGGTTATTTATTTTTCTTAATACTAAGATAGTTAAAAATATTATAAATATCAAAAAATTAGATAATTTTATGCAAAAAAAAAAAATTATTTGATATTTAATAATGAATTTTATGCGCTCTGCGTGTTTGGGGTTTTGTGCCTCAACTTTGATTAAATTTAACTTAAGGATTAAAAAATGAATAAAATTCTATTACAAAACAAACCAACAACCTTCGAAGAAGGTAAGACCTTATTAGTGAAAATCATCCAAGGAATGGGAACTCATTTAAAAGAGTATCAGGATAAGTATGTTGGCAATTCGGATATTAAAAATCTAGTTGATAGAACAGAATATTTATATCCCTATGCAGAAAAGTACCTACAGGATTATATAGGAACCAGACAATTCTATATTTTACTTATAGCATTGGCTCAGTTATGTCTAAAACCATTCATGGAAAACATTGAAACCTGCTTAACGGCAGCAAATAGGTTCTTTGGCAGCTTAGAATTAACTGCCGAGATTGAAGATACCTTCAAAGAGGAAGAATAATATGGACTACCAATCCCAGTATCTTGAGCAGGTAATGAACGAAATTACCTATGATAAAAATCAGCTAATGGATAACCTGGAAAAATATTATAGAGGATTATTAGGAGATTCTAAAAATATTTCTCCATTCATCTATAAAATCTTATCTTATTTAGCTATTTACAAGAGATTAGATAATTCAGTATTAGCTGGATTATTCTACAAAGGTAATGAAATCAATGCCAAGAAAGCCATAGCATATGCTAATGGTATGGCTAAATTAGGACTTCTCATCAAAGAGGTATCAAATGATAAGGTTACTTATATAGTAGCCTTAGAAGTACCTTCTGAGGAGAAAGTACGTTTAGACAAATTGGCATATCCATTACCTATGCTGGTTCCTCCTAAGAAATTAGGTCGAACTGATGGTTCCATTATGGGATTCAGAAAAAGAATCATGTGCAGACATGGTTTTAATACTGGAGACCATTGCCTGGGAACCATTGATAAGGCTAACTCAGTAGCTTTAGCAATTGAGCCAAGAGTATCACAGAAATGTGCATTTAGACGTAAGAACGGAATGATAGATGCACTTCGTGATAAGGAAGCTAAGGATACAGAGAACTATATGATAACTTCAGGTAATAAATTCTGGTTATTACATGAGCCAGACTTTAGAGGTCGTATTTATGATAGAGGTTATCATATTAAAGCTCAAGGTATTGAGTATCAAAAAGGAGTATTAGCTCTAGCTAATAAAGAATACATCGAAGATTAAAGTTGGAATGAGGAGATTCTAATGAATAAATTAGACTCCTCTTTATTAATATCTAAACAAAATTCTTAAATATTTAAGGAAATTAAAATGAAAACTTACAAATCATTAGACTATCTATACATTGCATTAGCTAATCACTTTGGTAAAGACAAGTTATCTTTTGAGGATAGAATCCAGTGGGCTAAGGAGAACTGGAATAAGGTAAGTCCAAAAGATGCTGATGAACCTGCAGAGTTTTATCATGCTCAGTTAGCTATGCATGACTTTATGGAGAAGAAGCCAACAGGCTTTATGGTATCTATGGATGCCACTTCTTCAGGTCCTCAGATTTTATCATTAGTTTCTGGTGATATTAATGGTGCATTAATGACCAATGCTATTGTAATGAATGGTGAAAAGCCTTCAAGAAGAGATTGTTATACAGAAGTGTACAATCACTATAAACAGCTAAAAGGTGGTGCAGTAAATGGCATCACTAGACAGGACTGCAAAGAAGCAGTAATGCAACGCTGCTATGGTGGTAAATCGAAAGTTAAGAAACTATTTGGTGATGATGCACCAATCTTTGAGCAGGCTCTAAAGGACTGTATGCCAATGGTATATTGGACTATTGAATGCTTATTATGGGCACACAAAAACTTTGGTTCAGACAGAACCCAGTATTCCTGGGTAATGCCAGATGGATTTGAAGTATTGCTTAACATAGAAGCATTAACTACTCATCAGATTAAGGTTGATGATGATTTAGTTACCTTCTACTCAAAGGAGTTAAAGGCTGATAAGCATTACAAAGGCTTACCAGCTAATGTAACTCATAGCATAGACTCTCTTATCATGAGAGAGATGTTAAACAGATGTATGTTTAATAAGCATATTAAGTACTTTGTAGGATATAATACAAACATTAACTTAACTCCAGATGAGGAATTAAGTGATTATAAGTCTCTTAATCTGTATAGATTAATTGAGTTATACCACAAGACAAAGTTCTTATCCTCACGAGTATTGGAGTTCTTAACAGGAACCAATATTCGTACATTGGAGTATGAGGATGCTGTTGCAATCATTGAACTTATTAAGTCATTACCTGCAAAGGCATTTGATTTAGTAGGTATTCATGATTCATATCACTGCCATGTAAATTATGTCAATGATTTAAGACAGCAGTACCAGAATGTGCTATTTGAATTAGCTAATTCTAATACCTTTATGTTTATTATTAAACAGTTAGGTATTGAATTAGAGAATACATTTGCAGGTAAATTCAATAACATCTCAGCATTAGTTAAAAACGAGGAGTATGCTATATGCTAAAAATTATGATGATGATTATTTCAGCCATAATGGTATTACTAGAATTAGGAATTGTTATTATAGTAACACCATTCTTAGTAATGTTCATGTTATGCTTAATCATCATTGAAGGGGCAATCAGAAATTAACTTAAATTGTGGTGGGATAGAAATATCCTGCCATTTTTTTTTCTTTAGGTGTATATGAGATATTTAAAGAGGTCTGAACTTAAAGACATTAAACTTAAGCTATTGAACCAACAGAATTATACTTGTCCTTTGTGTGGTAGAGCTATAACTGAAGAGGATTCAGTTGTAGACCACCTACATAAGAGGAAGACAGACCCAGTTATTGAATTTGGTTCTGGATGTGTACGAATGGTCTTATGTAATAATTGTAATAGAGCTGAAGGTAAGATAGCTAATCTTGTTAAGAGATTTAAACTACCTAAAGAATATTTCTCTAATCTGTTAGAATATTGGTCTAAACCTTGTACTGATATGGTTTATCCTACTGAGGTTCCTAAAGAACCAAAGATAGGTAAAAGAGAATTTAATAAACTCAATAAACTTTATAAGGAGAATACAGGTAAAGAACTTGAATTCCCTAAATCAGGTAAATGGACTAAGAAACTTAAAGAACTCAAAAGGAGTTATAATGTTTAAATGTGATGGTTGCGGTGAGTGTTGTAAACATGTTTTTGTTGAGGAACTTAGAATTCCTGGAACCACAATATGTAAATATCTGACTAAAGATAATAAATGCTCAATATATGACCATAGACCTTTAATATGTAATATAGATAAAGGATATGAGCTATTTAAAGATAAGTGGACTCTTGAAGAATGGTATAAAATAAACTATACTGCTTGTAAAGAGTTGAAAGAGTTGAAGGACTCATAAATTTGTTTTCTTTTTATAATTCTCCTTAAATTAACTTAAAAAAGTAACCTCAGATATTAATTATCTGAGGTTTTTTTTTTGGAGAAACTTAATTGTTGTATTTAACCAAGGAGTTACAAAAAATGCGTTACAACATTGATAATCGTGGGTATATCATTACTGATACTAACAGAAATGTAATCTTTCAGGATGACTTCAGAGAAGTTCTCTTAAGTTATAAGCCTAAGAAAGAAAGGTTAAGTAAGCATGATTTAAAGTGTATTAGCAAGGAAATTGATTTGATTCTAAAGGAAGAGGAAGATGACAAAGTACTGTAGGTGTTCTATCTTCGCAAAGGATAGAATTGAGTTTCCCTGTTATGTTCAATTAAAGTGTGATGGTTCATACAGAGAAATGAAGGTAAAAGATGGTAAGGTATCTTTTGTATCTAGACAAGGTAAGGAATATGATTATCCACACCTTGAGAAAGATATAATGAATTCAGAGTTACCAGATGGATACTACTTAGGAGAATTTACTATTGGAGACTCCTTCCATGCAATGAATAGATTTGAAGGTAATGGAATCTTAAATAGGAAAGATTGTCCAGAAGATGATATTCATTTCACAGTATGGGATTATTTATCCTTAAATAACTATGAAAATTGTATAGAACCTTATAAATTTAGAATAGTAAGATTACAAGCCTTACAGTTTTGGTTCCCTGACTGGATGTCTGTTGTGGACTCCCATGTCGCACATAGTATGAATGATGTTATTAAATTTAATTCATATTATATGAACCAAGGTTTAGAAGGTTCAGTAATTAAACTTGCTAAGTATATTTTTAAGAATGGAACTTCTAATCAACAATTTAAACTTAAATTAAAGGTAGATGCAGATGTACGAATCACAGGAACCACCAAAGGTGAAGGTAAGTATTCTGATACTATCGGAGCTATTACTTTTACTACCGATGATAATCTGGTGATGGGTAAGGTATCAGGAATGACTGATGCTTTACGTAGAGATATAGGCAATAATCCTTCTAAATATATTGGAAAGATTATGTCTGTAGAATTTAATGATTTGACTCCTGAAAATAACTTAAGTCATCCAAGATTTAAGGAAATTAGGGAAGATAAATCAGAAACAGATACATTAGAACGTATCATACAAATGCGAGATATGGCTCGTAAGTTGTAGTGGTGAGGGAGCAATTAAGCTCCCTTAATTATTTTTGGAGAATTAAAAATGTTTTGGATTGCATTAGTAATTATCATTATTTATTGCAGTGAAAGAGAAAGAAAGGAGAAATAAAATGTCCGATAACAGTCTTTTAGCATTAACACCTTCAGAGGCAGAGTATGCTATTAAGGTAAATATTCTAGCAAATGAAGTAACATTATTATTAGGTAAACCAGGTATTGGTAAATCTAGCTTAATTAAAACAGTTGCTAAAGAACTAGGTTACAGAGTAATTGATATTAGATTATCAATGTGTACTGTAGAGGACTTCTTAGGTTTACCTAATTTTATTGATGGTAAAGCAACATTCTGTCCTTTTGATATGTGGCCAGTAGGTAACAATCAGGATAAGGTAATCTTATTCCTTGATGAGTTTACTTCAGCTCCTAAAGAGATTCAGGCACCTGCATATCGTCTTGTAGAAGATAGAGAAGTAGGTCAGCAGAAGCTTGGACCTAATGTACGTATTGTATGTGCTGGTAACCGAAAGGAAGATAGAGCTATTTCTAATACATTATCTACAGCATTAATGTCTAGAATGGATGTTTTAGAGATGGACTCAGATTCTGAGGAATTCATTAAGAATTCTCCTAAATGGGGTATGCATCCTTTAGTAATTGGTTACTTATCAATGTATCCAGCTCATATCAATGACTTCAATCCTGATAGAGATGGAATTAGTCCTTTTGCTTGTCCTAGAACATGGTATAAGGTATCTAAAGTAATTCCACACTTTAAGAACTTAGGAGCCACAGAAGAAAAGATAGTTTCAGGATATGTTGGTTCAGCTAAAGCACATACATTTATGGGCTTTGCTAAGAATATTCTTAAGGTAGAGAAACCAGAAACTATTGCACAGAATCCTTTATCTACTCCAATTCCTTCAAGTAGAGATTTAATCTATGCAACTCTTTGTACCTTAGCAGCACAGTCTGTTGAGGATTTAGAGAAGAATGCAGAAGCATATGCTACTTATGTAGATAGATTCCCTGACCATAGTATGATTTTATTATTCTATAGAATGCTTTATGCATCTTATCCTGAGATGCTTACAGACCCTAACTTACAGACTCACTTAATCCCTTACTATAAGGAATTAAAGGATATTTAAATGGATGAAGAATTATTAAAAGCACTTAATAAAGCCAAGTTAAAGATTATGGTAGACCCAGATAATACTTTTCTTGGTTCCATTATGTGTGGATTAGATATTGTCTTTGATGATGAAGTACCTGCAGCTTGTACTAATGGTATACAAATTAAATTAAGCCCTAGATTCTTTGGGAGCTTATCTGACAAATCTAAAATAGGTTTAATTCTCCATGAGTTATGGCATATAGGTAGATTACATAATTTAAGATGTAAGAACCGTGACCATGAAACTTGGAATATGGCCTGTGATATTGTAATTAATAATTGGTTAGATGATAAAGGTTATGGAGAATTGGTCCAGCAAGGACTTGTTGACCATAGCCTTGATAATAAATCTGAGGAGGAAATATATGACATTCTTAAAAAAGATTCGAACAAGAATGCTTCTACTAAGAGTATGGCTAACATTTGTCAGATTAAGCCTAATGACGTCATTGAGAATAACTCTGCTGAAAGTAAAAGCATTCAGCTCGGAAATGTTCAAGAAGCTGATATCCAAACTAGAAAATTAATGGAACGTAAGGGGAATACCTCTTATGGTTCTGGTATTTTTGAAATTGATACACTTCTTGATAAATTCTTCCAAGCTCAAATACCTTGGAATGTTTATTTAGAAAAGTATCTAACAGACATGAAAGATTATGGAGTTAGAAGCTATAAACGTCCTAATAGAAGATACTTATATAAAGGAATTTATATGGCATCTAGAACACCTGAAGAAGGTAGATTAGGACACTTACAATTCTATATTGATACTTCTGGTTCCATCTCTCAAGAACAGATGACTCTCTACAATACAGAATTAAGATACATCTGGGAAGAGTTACGTCCTACCAAGATGTCTATTATTCAATTCTGTACTGAAATTACTGCAGAAGATGTTCTTGAAGATGGAGATGACTATAAGATTATCCATATTGTAAAGTCAGGAGGAACTAGCTTCAAACCTGTAAGAGAAAAGATTCTTAAGGATAAACCAATATGTGCAATTATCTTTACAGATTTGTATGCAGAGAAAGAATATACTCAAACAGATGGTAAAGTTCCTTTAATCTGGATTGCTGTAGATACTACTTTAGATAAAGATGCAGTTCTTGAAGGTAAAGTAATTCATCTTAATACTAAAAATGAAAATTAAAAAACTAAAACCTTCTATTAACCAGGTAAAACTGTGGTGGAAGAAAAGATACTACAACAAAGGAGGTTATAATCCTATTTGGGTTATTCCTCCTGATGTTGCAGAATTTATTGATAAACTTTTAGAAAAGGAGAGTAAAAAAAAAATGGACTCAAAGAAATTAGACTCTTTTGTGAATCCTAAGCATTATGCTAAGTATGTAATTGACGTAAAGCCAATTGAATTTGTAGAAGAGCTTCCATTTAATCTTGCATCAGCTTGTAAGTACCTATTTAGATTAGGTATGAAAGACAATGTTGAAATTGAAATTGGTAAGATTAACTGGTATCTAGAGCGTGCTCTAAAACGTAATGAGTATGCAATGGTACCTAAGTGGCTGATTAAGCTTGCCCCTATAGGAGCAGACTTAAATATTGCAATCATTAATGCTATTGCCGCAGGTAAAGAGAATTTGGTACATGAATTATGTCATCATTTAGTAAAAGAATATGTAACTAAGAGTACTTCTAACGAAGCAGAAGAACCAAAGGAAACTGAGAGAACTCTGCGTAAGTCAGATAGAATTATTAACTTACGTATTGATAATGATTATTACTTCAAGCTATCTAAGGATGGTTTATTATTCTCTTATGCTCCTATTGAAGAGGGTAATGAAGAGGTTGATAAAGTTGACCTTAATACATTATTAAAGAATACTTATGATAATCTAAATAAATTCTTAGATGATTCACAGGTTCCTGATGAAGATGAAATTATAACCACATTTAGAGAAATTATTTCTTTATTAAAGAAAGAGGAAGAAACTTATGAGTCAGAATTTTAAACTAACATTATCTGCTGGAGATATTAGTATTTCTAAGGATGTTTCAGCTTCTAAAGGTGAACATTTTAAGAAATTAAATGAAGCTTTCATTCAGTCTGTAAGGGAGATGGAGACTCTTTTAGAGAATCCACCTAAGACTGAAAAGGAAACTGTTATTAAGCCTATTAAGGAGAGAAAGATTAAGAATGCAGAAGATAACAGCTAATATTATCCTGGATTCTGTTTCAGAGAAGGGGGTTAGATTAACCACCCTTCATTTACATTATCCAAGATACATTCTATCTGAAGTAGATACACATCGAATGCTCTCAAAGAACTCTAGAAGTTCTAGAGCACGTCCTGTGAATTCTGTAATGAGAGAAGTATATGATAACCCTTTTATTCCTTCTCATTGGACTGCTTATCAAAAAGGTATGCAGGGGCAAGAGATTACAGACCCAAAAGCAATAAAGATTTATTCTGAATTCATTGCTTCATTAGGTAGAGAAATTGTAGATAGGATTAGTGAATTTAATGAATACTGTGCTAATAAAGGTATTCCTTGTTTACATAAGCAGGTTTTAAATAGATATATTGAAAACTTTGCATCTACAGATACTATTATCTCAGGAACTGATTGGAATAACTTCTTTAACTTAAGAATATCAAGTAAGACAGAACCACACTTTAAGGAGTTAGCTGAAGCTATACGTGATGCTATGCTTAAAAGCACTCCTAAAGTACTTTCAGTTGGAGATTATCATCTTCCATATATTACTTCTGAGGAACTTGAACAGAATTCTTTAGCTGACTGTAAACTTGCTAGTGTAGCAAGGTGTGCAAGAGTATCCTATGCTCCTTTTGGCTCTACTGAACCTGATTTTAAAAAGGATTTAGAGTTAGGTAGAACATTATTAAAGAATAAGCATATGTCTGCATTTGAGCACATTGCTACTCCATTATTTTATGGAACAGAAAGAGTTTCTAACTTTCGTGGATGGAAACAGTTTAGACAAGAAGTAGATTATTTTAGTAGAGAGGTTTAAATGCTTATTTTTTCTATTGTAGATATTATTTTTAGTATTCTAGTTATTGGTGCATTAGTTTATATGTATTCTAAGTTAGTAAAGCTTGAGAATACTTATAAAGATTTAGATACTGTATTTAGGCAGATTGGTGAAATCATTCTTCACTTAGATAAGAATGATAAAACCTTAAATGGTTTAGTAACCAATTTAGGTAAGATTACTCAGGTAGTTGACTCACTTTTACCAAGAGAGGCTAATAAGGAACCAAAACCAGTAAAGCGTAGTCGAAAGAAGAAAACTGCAGAGTAATAATCGGGAGGTGAAAGCCTCCCATTTTTTTTTAATTTATGGAGAAATTTAAAAAATGAAGATTTCAGTTATTCAGTATAAGAGAGCTTGTGCAGATTTTGTTGAAGCCTGTGGTGGGGTGAATGCCCCTCAGAAAAATATGCTAAATTTACCTTTATACAGTGTATTAGGATTTACTGCTCCTAATAGTTTAAGAGCTGCTATTTCATTTAATAGAGCAGATTCTGCAAGTCGTAAGGGATTTAGTAAAAAAGTCAATGAATTAGCCTATAAGCATAATCGTAGGCTATTTAATAAGTTAATTAAACCATTTGATATTTATTAGGAATTTAAAAATGAATTTAAATCTGACAGATGAACAGAAAAGAGTTTATTCTCACTTACTAGGCTTTCTACATAATCCAAACAAGCAGGCTATTATTATTGATGGTTCAGGTGGTGTAGGAAAATCTTTCATGGTTAATTATATATGTAATAACCTAATTGAAGATTATAAATGTTCCTGTCAGATTTCAGGAAAGAATCCTGAATATGGATTCATTATACCTACAGCTACTACTAATAAAGCATGTGAAAGTCTATCTCAGTATTTAAAGACTTCAGTGCAAACTATTCACAATTATCTGGGGTTAGTGGTATTTGATGACTATGAAACAGGAAAGACTTCTGTAATTCCTAGCAGAAGCTATAGAACCAGACATAATGAAGTAATTCTAATTGATGAAGCATCTATGATTAATCAGGATACTTTTAACTTTATTAAAGGCTCCCTAAAAGATAACTGTAAAGTTATCTATGTAGGAGATAAGTATCAACTCCCTCCTATTAATGAAAAGATTAGTCAGATATATCTTCAGGGATATGAAGAACTTTCTTTAACTAAATTATTAAGAGCAAGCAACCAGGAGTTAATTAACATTAACAAGGCTGCTAAGCAATTAGTAATTGATGGAACCAGAATTCCTGTAAAAGAAGGTCTAAATATTCACTTTTTAGATAATACTACTGCTCCAAATTATATTATTAATAACTTTAAGAATCCTGACCATAATAACTTAATCTGCTGCTATACCAATAAGGCAGTAATTGCTTATAACAATTATTGTAAGCAGATTAGAGGAATTACTTCTCCTTATGTTAAAGGAGAACACTATGTATGTAATAATGTAGTTCATACATTAGGCAGAGGAAATGTCCAAGCAGTTATCTTCCATGTAGAAGATGAATGCAGAATTACAGACATAGATTTTCATCCTCAGCAGGTTAAGATTTATGACAATTTCACTCTAGATGGCTATAAGGCTACCATTGAGAATCTTTCTTGTGGTTCCAAGTTCGTAGTTTATCTACCTTTAGATATTGATGAACACTTAGAAAGAATCAAAGTAATGAAGAAGAAAGCCTTAGAGGATAAAGAGTATTGGAAAGTCTATTATGCTCTAAAGGATTCATTCCCAGATATTCGTCCTAGAGATGCTAAGACTATTCACAAGGCCCAAGGTTCATCAGTAGATGATGTATTCATTGATTTAAATGATTTATCACGCTGTCATGATGAGAATGTCATTAGAAGATTACTATATGTAGCAATATCTAGAGCACGTAAGAATGTGTATTTTTATGGAGAATTACCAAATGGTTATTTGTGTACCACAGTATAATAAGAATAATTTTACAGAAATATTTAACTTAAAAAACATCATTAAAGATGTAATTCTGCAAAAGTTATTTCAAGCAGTAAATCAAAATTATGAGAACCAAATAAATATTATCTCTGAAAAGAATGACCCTAATAGTTTAGGGTTCATTTTTAGAGGAGAAAGATATAGAAGAACTAATATAGAACAGCCTACAGGTGTTATAGATTATGTTCAGTTAAATAAAGAATTGTATGCAAGAGCAGATAGGGTAATCTTAGCTCATAAGACTGTTATAACTGATTCAAGTAATATAGAAAAAATGATTAATGTATTGTTTACTAATAAACTTGAACCAGAAAAGATTCTATCTGCTTTACCTCCTGAATTATATGATTTAATTAAGGATGACTTTTCTGAAGAAGGTATTTTATATAATCCTTCTTTGTATAAAGAAAAGAAAATTTATCTATTAAATAAACCTGTAATTCAAAGATACTTAGGAACTTTATTGTTATGTCAGTAGCATACCTTATTAAACCTAAAGAAAAGAAATATTGGGAATTACTCTGTAAACCTCATTTAGATGGATATATTTATCCTCTAAAGTTTACAGGTAAGAAAATGACTATTGCCCAAGCCAAAGACCAATATGAGAATGAATTACATGACTTATTGGTTCAAGATGATATTAAATATATTATCTGTTGTGATGCAGAATTCTACAAAGCTTTAGTAGCTAAAGCTAAACCAAGTGTAGAAATAGGAACCATAAAAACTACTAAGGATGAAGCATTTAAGATTACTTATTGTCCTTCTCCTTTAAGTAGTTTTTATAATCCAGATGATTTCAAGCATAAGTTTAAATTAGCTTATACTGCTATACAACAGCATATAGCTGGTACTTATTCAGACCCTGGTCAAGGAATTATTACTACAGGTATATATCCAACTACTCCATCAGAGATTAAGGAAGCCTTAAATAAACTTCATAGATATAGAAAGTTAACATGTGATATAGAAACCTTCAGCTTAAAGTTTTATCAAGCTGGTTTAGGCTCTATTGCATTTGCTTGGAATGAACATGAAGGAATTGCATTTAGAATAGATAAATCTCCTACAGAGCAGAATACTGAAGTAAGAAAATTACTTAAAGAATTCATTGAAACATATAAAGGAAAGCTTATATTTCATAACATTGCTTATGATGCTACTGTCCTTATCTATCAACTATGGATGAATAGTTTGCATGATACTGTTGGTCAGTTAGATGGCTTAAATTATATGTTAAGTAACTTTGAAGATACTATGATTATTACTTATCTAGCTACTAACAGTGCTAGTGGTAATGAGTTAGGTCTTAAAGCTCAATCATTTGAATTTGCAGGTAACTATGCTCAGGAGAATATCAATGATATTACAAAGATTCCTGAAGAAGACTTATTAAAATATAACTTAACTGATGTATTAAGCACTTGGTTCGTTTACAACAAACATGTTGGAACCATGCTAAGAGATAATCAGGGAAGAGTTTATGGATTCTTCAAGAAGATTCTTTCTAATATTATCCAAATGCAGCTTAATGGCATTCCTATTGATATGGAGCAAGCTAAGAGAGTTGCTAAACAGTTAGAGCAAGATGAGCAAGACGCGCTCAGGAGAATTCATTCTAATAAGTATATTGCAAACTTTACTAGCAAATTACGATATAGAGCTATGAATAAATATAATCTTACTCATAAGAAAAAGAAAACTCTCTTAGATTTTGATAATTCTTTTAATCCTAATTCTCCTTTACAAAAAGCAGAATTATTATATGAGGATTTAAAGTTACCTGTAGTGGATACTACAGATACTCATCAACCTGCAACAGGAAATGAGACATTACAGAAATTAATCTCTAGAACAGATGACCAAGAAATTAAAGACTTATTACAAGCCTTTATTGACTATGTAGATGTTGTAAAGATTAATACTACATTTATGCCTAATTTCCTATCCTGTCCTTATGATGAAGAACTAAAATGGCATTTCTTATTTGGTTCCTTACATCTAGGAGGAACAGTATCAGGAAGATTAAGTAGTAGTTCACCAAACCTTCAACAATTACCTTCCACAGGGTCTAAATATGCTAATGCTATTAAAAGCTTTATTAAGGCTCCACCAGGATGGATATATTGTGGATTAGACTATGCATCACTTGAAGACCATGTATCAGCTCTATTAACTAAAGACCCAAATAAACTAGCTGTTTATACAGATGGTTATGATGGTCATTGTTTAAGAGCTTATTCATATTTTAAGGATAAGATGCCTGATATTACTGCTCAATTAGATGAAATTGAGAAAGGAGGCAAAATCTTTAAGATAACTCATGATGATGGCTCAGTAGAGTATTTAAATGAAAACAACCCAAAGTTAAAGGAGTATCAGAAGAATGTCTGAATTATCTGTATATCATACAGTACTTACCTTTAAAAATATTCAATATAAAGTACAGACTCTATCTGGTTTTTCTTTCTTTCATCATAAAGATATGACCATGAAAAATTGCGATTTTCATAAGAAATGGAAAGAGGAATTATATAAAGGCAACATCTTAGTTAAGTATGATAGAAGTGACGGCATTAGTGTAAAGATTTTACCAGATGGTAGAGAAATAATAAGCTTAACCTAAATTAAAGGAGATTTTAAATGAAAGTAACTCAAATCATTAAAAATGCAATTACTGCTCGTGTAAATGCAAAGTGCGAAGAAGCCAATAAGAAAGCTAAGTTAGCTTTAAAGGCTGAATTAGATAGATTAGATAATGAGCGTAAGACTATGTTAGCTAAATTAGAGAAGGACTATCAGAAAGCATTCATGACTATGTTAGCTAAGTTAGATAGTAAGAAGATTTCATATGTTTATAGTAGCTATAGTAATAATTTCTCTTCTAAAGAAGAAATTTGGGAAAGAAATTCTCCTAATATCTGTATTACATTAAATTCTGACCTTGCTAAGAAGTTACAGGAAGATATTTTAGCCAATGAGCAAAAGGCTCGTCAGTATATCAATGACATTATCTTAGAATTAGAGTTAGGAACCAAGAAGGAAGATTTAGAAGTATTATTAAATAGTATTTCATTCTAAATATTAAAGAGGTTAAATTATGGCAAATATCTCTTCAGTAAATGGTATATTGTACATTACTGCCCCATCCATAACAGAATGTGAGGAAGTATATAAACTCATTAGAATCATTACAAATAAATGGGCATATGAGTTTGAAATGTATGATGATTTTAGTATTTCTAAAGTTATTGATTCAAATCCTGAAACAGATAATGAAATAACCATGGAAACATCTTTTTATGCAGATGGTAAATGGTCATTTCAAAATAATGCTAGATTATTTGGCAAATGGTTACAAAACTCTGATAGGATAGACTCAAATCCTGAAGTACGTTCAGCAATAGAGTTATTATCCAAAATCAAGTTTGTCTTAGAATTTGAGTATGATGAAGATGAACCAGGATGTAAATTTGTCGCAACTGGAAATTTAATACTGTTTCATCCTAAAAATACAGAATTAAAAGATTCTAAAATCATAAAAGATGAATTTGAATCCCATGATTTAACCGTTCTAGCCTTGATGAACTATCGAGGCTTTGATGAAGAATATGCTAAAGAATATTTAGAAGAATACTATCCAAATTCTTAAAACATATGGAGGAATAATGAATAGACCAGCACCAAAACCAGGTGAAGTTTTTAAACACTTCAAAGGAAATCATTATAAAATCCTAACAGTTGGCCACCATTCAGAAACTAAAGAAAAGATGGTTGTATATTTCGACTTATCAGGAAAGAATAGTACCATTGATGACCCTTGCATCAGACCTTTGGATATGTTTATGTCTGAAGTGGACCATGTAAAATATCCTGATGTTAAACAGAAATATAGATTCGAGAGGTCATAATGGTTATTTTACTATGTGCTTTACTTGTTTTAGTGATTATTTCAAATGTTGCTAGCATGATAGCTTATATCAAAAGTGCTGATAGAAAAGCACAACATACAATGATTGAAGTCAATGCTATAAGAGAACTAAAAAATACTATTGAAAAGTATTTAAGTAAAAAATCCACTTAAATAACTTTAAATAATATTAGGAGGAGTTTTGAAAGTTGAAGAAATTAGCTATAAAGAAGCAAGAGTACAAATTATTAACTCTATAAAAAAGAAGTATAAAGGGTATAGACAGGATAGTAAGGCATGTACATTTGCACTTACCTATGCTGGAACCAATATAACTCTTCAGAAAAATTTTGGATTTACTGAAGAAGTAGCTAAACATATTGAAGCTCAGTATCATGAACTATATAAAGTAAGTGATGAGTTTATCAATAATAAACTTACTGAAGCTTCTCAGAAAGGATATGCTACAGTTGCATTTGGCTTACGAGTTAGATGTCATAAGATGTATCAGACTATTCTAGGAGACTCTAAGACTCCTAGAGAAGCTGAAGCTGAAAAGAGAACCATAGGTAATGCATTAGGACAGTCATATGGACTATTAAACAGTAGAGCAGGTGTAGAAGCTATTAGGGCTATAAATAATAGTCCCTATAGATATTCTATTTTACCTGCTGTGCATATTCATGATGCAGAGTATTTTATGGTTCAAGATAATGCTGAAACCATCTGTTGGCTTAATGATGTACTTCAAAAAGCAGTAAGTTACTGTCCTCCAGAACTCTATTATAAAGGAGTTCCTTTAGGTGGAGAACTATCTCTATTCTATCCTAATGAAGCTCATGAATTAGAAGTTCCTTGTGAATGTACTCCTGAGAAACTTTATTCATTAGTAGCAGAGTATATGAAGAACTTGTAACCTGTTATGGGAATTTGATATATAATCAGATTCCCTATTTTCAATTTTTTAAGGAGGAATAATGCAAGTAGTTAAGAAAGATGGAACTGTTGAAGCTTGGAATTCTAATAAGGTATATAGAGCTATCTTCAAAGCAATGAAACGTAGCAACACTCCAATGAATGACAAACAGATTAATAGTGTTGTCAACACCTTATATACCACCTATGTAAATTCTGATAATAATAGTCCTGCTGTTTTAGATATTCATAGAGATATTATTGCCTTGTTAAGAGTTATGCACTTCAGCAAAGTAGCTGATGCATATGAGGGTTATAGATTCTTTAAGACAGATATTGCTAAGGAATTTGATAAACAGAAGGATGAAGCAGATAGAATTTTATATCTAGGTGATAGAGAGAATGCTAACTTTGATAGCTCTTTAATCTCTACTAAAGCTTCTCTAATTAGAGGTAACTTTACTGCTTCTCTGTATGAAAAATACTTTTTAACTGCAGAGGAACGTAAATTCCGTGATAATGGTGAACTGTATATCCATGATATGAGAGATATGCTTATGGGTTCCTTTAATTGTTGTAATGTTGATATGGCAACTGTACTTAAAGGAGGTTTTGAATTATGTAATAGAGCATATTCAGAACCAAAGGGAGCACTATCAGCCTTACAGGTTATTGGTGACGTAATGTTATCAGCTACAGGTCAGCAATATGGTGGATTCTCTGTAGGTGAGATTGATAAGGTAATGTTACCTTATTGTAAGAAAACTCTTGAAAAGTATCGTAAAGAAGCTAAACAGTACAATATTGAGGATAGTGAAACCTATGTATATAAGAAGCTATCTGATGAGTTAAATCAAGGATTCCAGTCTTTAGAGTACAAGCTTAATACAGTAACCTCAGCAAGAGGTGACTTTGCCTTTACTACCTTATCCTATGGTCAATGGGACATTACTTTACCTGAAGAGGATAAGCGTATCTTAGCCTTAATCTGTAAGACAATTATGGATGTACGTTTAAAGGGAGATGCTAAAGGTGTAACAGCTATCTTCCCTAAGTTAATCTATTTATATGATGAGAACCAGATTAGCAAAGATTCATATTCAAAGAAGACATTTGATTTAGCAATCTATTGCTCTTCTAAATGTATGTATCCAGATTATTTATCCCTTTCGGGTAATCCTGAAAAGAATAAGGTAGCTAAAGAATTTTTAAAATATGGCAAGATTATTAATTCAATGGGTTGTAGAAGCTTTGTATCTCATTGGGAAGACCCTATTACACATGAATCCATTACAAAAGGTAGATGTAATGTTGGTGTAATTACTTGGAATCCTTTATTAACTGCACACTACTGTAAGACTAAGTATGGTGATTCTTGGAGAGAATTCTTCTTTAAAGAAGCATTACATCCTTTAGAAATTGCTCACCAGTTCTTAAGGAAGAGATATGAAACCATTAAGAACCAAAAGTGCTCTACAAATCCTATTATGTTTACTCAAGGTGGACTATATCATGGTACTAAGTCTCCTGATGATATAGTTGGTGGCCTTATTAGCTATATGTCTGCTAGTCTTGGCTATATAGGATTAAATGAGTTAACTGTATTATGGAAAAATAAAACTATTAAAGAAGATAACTCTGAGTTAGCCATTACTATCTTAAAATTTTTAAAGGATTTAGTAATCCGTTGGAAGAAAGAAGATGGTTATGGTTATAGTCTCTATGCTACTCCAGCAGAATCTTTATGCTCTACAGCAGCAAAGAAGTATGCACAGGTATCTGGAGATACTCAATTTGGTCCTTATTTAACTAATAGTTTCCATATGCATGTTAAAGAGGATATTACTCCTTTTGAGAAACAGGAATATGAGTTAGAAAGCTTCCATATTTCTGATGGTGGTCATATTGGATATGCACGTATTGATAATCCAAGTAATTTAGATGCAATTAAAGCAGTAATTACTTCTGCTATGTCCCAGGGTTATTACTATGGAATTAACTTTGATAAGTGTCATTGTAATAAATGTGGACATGATTGGAGCAATGGTAAAAATGTGTGCCCTCATTGTGGCTCAACCAATGTTACTACTATTGATAGGATATGCGGCTATTTGGGTTACTCATACCTAAATGGAAGCACTCGTATCAATGATGGTAAGTTATGTGAAATCAAAGAGAGGAAATCAATGTAAAATGAATTATATAGGGCTTAATCTGTGTGATATGGCAAATGGCCCTGGATGTAGGGTATCCCTATTTGTAAGTGGATGTACCCTACATTGTGATGGATGTTTCAATAGAAAGTCTTGGAATTTTAATGCAGGACTACCATTTACTAAAGAAACACAGAATAAAATCCTTACTACTCTTTCCAATCCTTATATTAGTGGATTATCTCTCTTAGGAGGTGACCCATTTGAACCTGAACATGAATCCACCTTAGTTGAATTATGTAAATCTGTAAAGGAATTACAGGATAAAACTATTTGGATATGGACAGGAAGACTATATGAGCAGATTAAAGATAGAGAATTATTAAAATATGCAGATGTTTTAATAGATGGACCTTTTATGAAAAGTTTCCATAGTAAAGATTTAAAATATCGAGGTTCATCGAACCAAAGAATAATTAACCTAAAGGAGGACAAATGACTAAGTATCTTAAGTATGTTGGAAATAAGCCTAATAGACAGCATGAATCAGATGCTGGCTATGATTTAGTAGCCAATGAGGATAAGTGGTTATTATTTAGAAAGCCAACATTAGTAAAGACAGGTACATCAATTCAGTTACCTAAGAATACCGTAGGAGATATTCGTCCTAGAAGCGGTAATTCTAAACGTGGAATTGATGTAGCTTATGGTACTGTAGATTCAGGCTATATTGGTGAAATCAAGGTGAATATGCGTTCATGGTTCCATCATGTAAAGAAGGGAGACCGTATTGCTCAGCTTGTAGTATTACCTTTAGTACCTTTCACAGATGTTATGGAGAAGAAAGTATTAAAGCCTACAGACAGAGGTGATAAGGGCTTTGGTTCAACAGGAGTTAAATAATGGAAGCAACTAAATTTTATGTGGTTGCCTCCTACACTACTTATGATGGTGTTATGGGGTATTATTCTAAATTTTTTAGAATCTATTCTAATATCCCATCTAAAGCGGATTTAACAGAATGGAGAGATATTCTAATGAAAGGAATTAGTAAATCTTTACCTAAAAAGATTGTTACTAATGTTTGCATTTGTTTCTTCAGTCCTGTTAAAGAACTTAATCCTCGAGATGAAGAATAATTTAATCTATTTTAGGAGATTTATATGTTTACAAATTTACATAATATTCCTTTACCTGTTCAGGTATGGTTAGCAGCAGATGAATATAATGCACATACAGAAATTTCAAAATATCTTTCAGCTACTACTATTCTAAGACCTTTAAAGAGTGTAATCCTTGGTCGAAGAGTTGACCCAAGTACAGTTACAAAGGATGTAACTGATTTCATTGCTGTACGTAGAGGAACAGCTATCCATGACAGTATTGAGAAAGTATGGAATGATGTTGAACTTCGTACTAATGCAATGCGTAAATTAGGATATCCTGATAAGGTTATTGAAATGTATAAAGTAAATGACCCTACTCCAGTAAATCAGAGACTTCCTAAGACACGCTATGTAGATATGGAACAGAGAGCATTTAAGAAGATTGGTGACTGGACTATTGGTGGACAGTTTGACTTTATCTGTGATGGGATGTTATTTGATTTTAAAACAACATCAACATTTGCTCAGATTTATGATGGACATGATAAGGATTACTGCATTCAAGGTAGTATCTATCGTTGGTTAAATCCAGATTTAATTAAAGGTGATTTCTTAACTATTTGCTTTATTTACTCTGATTGGACAAGAGCCAAAGCAGAACAGGATAAGGATTATCCTCAAGTTGGTGCTGGATTTAAACAGATTCCATTAATGTCTATTCAGGAAACTGAACAGTATATTTGGGATAAGATTCAAAAGTATGAAAAATTCTTAAATTCTCCAGAAGAGGAATTACCAGAGTGTACTCCAGATGAGTTATGGCAGATGCCATCATCATTTAAGGTATTCTCTAAGCCTGATGCTGCAAGAGCTTTAAGAGTCTTTGAATCTGAAGCAGAGGCATATTCATACCTTAATACTGTAGATAGGAAGAAGTATCCAACTGCATTTGTTAAGGAAGTACCAGGATGTGTAAAGAGATGTTTTTACTGTCCAGCTTTGCCTCTATGTAAACAAAGGATGAAATATAAAGTAAAAGGAATAGATTGTTAAAATGACAAAGTTTTTAGAAGAGATGCACACAAATGCTAATTTTGAACGTATAGTAGATTTAGTTACTAAGACTACAGGAAATTATGATAAGAAGTATGCAAGAGCAATTTGTATATGGGGTATAGGATTACCTATGTCCTGTATGCATTTCCAGATACATACTGCAGATAAAGGTGATTTCCCCATTTCTAACTATGTGTTTGCATTAGCTCAGTCAGGATATGGTAAGACTTTCACAGTAAATACTCTGGAAGACTTACAGGTATCCTTTAAGAAGAATTTTACCTCTGTTATGACAGCTAATGCAGCAAGACAGTTAGCATCTTTGGCTAATAGATTGGCTTTAACTCATAATACTACTCCTAATGAAGAGTTAGCTAATATGAAGAAAGCCTATTATGCTTTAGGTCCTTATCCAATGGTATTTGATTCAGGTACTGCACCAGCTGTAAAGCAGTTAGTTCAGAAGATTCAGATGGCAAACTCTGGTTCCATTAATCTAGTAATGGATGAAATTGGAGCCAATATGGTTGACAATACTGAGCTTTATAACACCTTAATTGAATTATGGGATAAAGGATTATGTAAGCAGAAACTTACCAAGAACACTGCAGATTCTAAGAGATTAGATGATTTGATTGGTATAGCTCCTGCTAATGTATTAGGATTTGGTAATCCTTCTAAAGTCTTTGATGGTGGCCCAACAGAAGCCTGTTATTTCTCTACAATGAAAATGGGATATTACAGAAGAAGTATCTTTGCTTGTGGTGAGAATACCAAACAGACTGAAACATCTTTAACTGCTGAAGAGTTATATCGTGCAAGAGCTAATCCTCAGAACAATATAGACAAGCAAGAATGGATTGATAAGTTTGGTTCTTTAGCAGATGGTTCATTAGTTGATTTTAAAATTGAGGAACCAGAAGAAGTAGGTATTCTCCGTACTGAATATATGCAGTTCTGTAATGAAAGAGCTCTGCATTTCAATGAGTATGAAGAAGATAAGAGAGTTGAACTTCAGAATCGTTGGGGAAGAGTTCTACGTGTAGCAGGTGAATTAGCTGTATTAGATGCTCTAGATGATATGGATGATTTCTATCCAATAATCTCAAAAGATAATCTATTAGAAGCTATATTCTATATTGAAGAGGCTGCTGAAGCATTCTATAAGCTTTTAGTTAAGGAACCAATCTATGCTAAGACAGTTAAGTACCTTGCATCTGTAGCATCTAATGGTGCTGAAGATGTATATAAGGGACATGATGAATTAGCAGAAGTAATTCCAGGCTATAAAGTTTCAGGAACTTGGATTAAGACTAATACTCAGATGGCTAAATCATGGGGTTTAACTCATGGATATTTAGTAACATCCAAATTTGATGGAAACATTGAATTTCTAGGAGCCAAACTTTTAAATAAGACAAGTCTAGATGCAATTAAAGTATCTGTAAGTGATAAGGTAGGAACTAACTATCAGAATGCTAGATTACCTTTCACTGGAGAGAAGTCTTCTATTGAACAGCTATGTAAAGCAGATAGTAATGGTGATGAAGGATGTTTACACTTCATTAATCATTTCTCTGCAGATGGTAGAAGAAGAGAAGATTCTCTAATGCAGGGCTTTAACTGTATTGTTCTAGACTGTGATGGTGATTGTTCTATCAAGAGTATGGAATCACTCCTAGAGGGTATTACTTATATGCTCTATACAACCAAACGTCATCAGACTGCAGAAGGAGATTTTAAAGATAGATTCCGTGTAATTATTCCTATTAATTATGAACTGTATATGGATGCAGAGAATTATAAGGAATTTATGCAGACTATCATTGGATTATTTCCATTTGCAATTGATGATGCAGTTTGTCAGAGAGCACATAAGTGGCAGACTAATCCAAAGGCACAGGTATTTATCCATGTAGCCATGAATAAGGATAAGGAAAATCCAGAACCTATTCTATTTGATGTTTTACCTTATATTCCTCACTCTAAGAAGTGTGATGAAAGAGAATCTGAATTAAAGGGAAATAAGGCCATTAAGGACTTAGATAAACTTGAAATGTGGATTTATCAGAGTATTAAGGCAACATCAGGTACAGGTGAAAGAAACAAACACTTATTCAGGTATGGTATGGCTCTTCGTGATGGAGGTAACTCCATGGAAGCAATTACCAGACATATGAGACATTTAAATAGTGCTTTAGATAACCCACTACCAGATGATGAAGTTAAAAATATTATTGAAAGTATTGCAAGGAGATAAGTATGTCTGATGTTAATCAGAAAATGTTATTGATTACAGGAAGTGCTACATCAGGTAAATCCTATTCTTTAAGAAACATTAGAAACAAGGAGAAATGGATTTACCTTTGTACTGAGAATAAGCCTCTACCTTTTAGTTCAAAGATTGGAACAGGTGGAAACTTTCTAGTTAAGAATTATACAGGTAGTCCAGAGAAGGTAGTACCATTACTGTTTGCTATTGGTAGCAAGCAGGGTTCTATCAGTTCTTCTGATGGTACTTTATCATTGGACTTCAAAGACTGTGAGGGAGTTATCCTAGACAGTATCACTTTATGGGGTGAGGATTGGAGAAGTAAGTTTATTACTAATGCTCCAAAGGGAACCAATACCATGAAGATGTGGGGAACATATGCTGATACTGTTCAGGCACTGATTAAAGCATGTGCTCAAATGGATATTCCTGTAATTATTCTAGCTCACAGCTCAGAGATTACAGATGATGTTACAGGCGAAAAGTATACTAAGGTTGTTATGAAGGGTTCTACTGATACTAATGGCCTTGAAGCATACTTCACAACTGTAATGGGTGCAACTGTAATGACCTTAGAGGGTGAGCAGGAATTACCTAATAACCCTTGGTTCACAGTTACAGACCGTGAGAAGAAAAAGAAGAAGAAGCATGTCTTCCAAACTGAAGCTAGCCCATCTCAGCCTAAGAGTAAGTTGAGATGTCCTGACTTTATGTTTGAAGACGAACTTTACATTGATAATGATGCCCAACTTGTGATGGACAAAATTATTGATTATTTTGGTTTATAGTATTTATTTTTTTTTTAACTTTATAGGAGAATTTATATGTCATTTTTAAACGATATGGGCAAAATGATTGAGAACGAAAACGTAGCAGAGACTAAGGACTTTTTAGGTAGCTTTAAGCCTTTAGAGTCAGGTATTTATGAGGCTGAAGTAAAGGGTGTATACCTTCAGAAGTCTCAGAACAATCCTTCTAGACGTGCTACTGTAGTCCTAGATGTAGAGGGCCGTGAGGTATCTACAACATTCTTTATTATTGGACAGGATGGTACCCCATTCAATAAGAAGTTAACTAAGGATGGAAAGAAGACCTTATGCAGAGGTTGGAATGAAGTATCAGGCTTATGTACTTTAACTACTGGTAAGTCTTTAGATAAGATGGTTCCAGGTCAGATTACTTTAGAGGTTTATGACTTTGATGCTAAGAAGCGTGTTAACAAGCCATTTGATGGTTTCCCTGAGTTAAAGGGTAAGAAGATTAAGGTAGCTATTATCAAACAGCTTGTAGATAAGAAGCAGAAGGATGCTAGTGGTGATTGGGAAGTTGTTGGTACTCGTGAAGAGAATGCAGCTGAGCATTTCTACAATGTAGAGACTAATCAGTCTGTATATGAGTTAAAGCATCAGATTAATCCTGAAGCAATGGCTGATTGGGAGAAAAATAATAAGGGTCAGATTAAGGACAACCGTTCAGATGAGAACCCAGATAAGCCAGGTAATACAGCTCAGGTAGGTGTAAATGGTTGGGGAGCACCTAATCAGGCACCAGCAAACCCTGATTCTAACCCACAGAATGCCGCATCAGAGTGGTAAACTAGATATTTAATAGAGCAGAGCCTCCGATTTAGGAGGCTTTTATATTACTGCCTAATTTGATTTTAAAGGAAGGAAATAAAATGAATTATAAGTTAGTTGTAGAAGTAACATTTGAAGAATTATTAAAGAACTATGCTGAGTCAGTTAAGACTGAATTAGGCAGAGATGTAGATGTTAAGTGCATTGATGCACCTGTCTCTGTAGGTAAGGTTCAGTCAACTGAAGAGACTGCAGATAATACCCCTGTAGAAGCTCCTAAGAAGACTACTCCTAAGAAGAAAGTTCAAGCCAAGAAGAAGGAATCAGAAGTTTCTGACAATGTGGAAGAAACTAAGCCTTGGGTAGAAAATCCAGAATATAAGAAATTAAATGCTCAGCTAAAAGAAATACTTGATAAGATGGATATGGAGAAAAACTGCTTCACCCCTGAATATGATAAGCTTGCGGCAGAGATGAATGCAACAAGTGCTAAGATTAGTGCAATCATTAATTCATATAGAAGTGAAGAAACTTTAGCAAGAATCCATGCTCAGATACTTGAGGAGGATAAATTAGAGAAGACTGAAATGGATAATTCTGATGCTTCTATTAATGAAGATTCAGAACCAGAAAATGAAGAAACTAAGCCAGTTGTTATTCCTGAAAGAAGCAGAGAAATTCCAGCTGATGAAGTAGCTCCATGGGAAGAAAAGAAAGAAGATAAAAAGGAAGACAAGCCTAAGAGTTTAGATGAATTGTTCCCACACAGAAATGACCCTTCTGCACCTGGCTTATTTAGCCAATTTGCAAGGAATGATTAGTGGAACCAAATGATAAATATAGAAGGGTATTTAAGGAACACTTAGATGCCCTCATATCTCAATATCTTAAGCACATTATTAACAACTTCAATACCAGAACCGAAAAGAAGAACTCCTCTACTAAAAGAGAGGAGGATAATTCATCAGATGTCCATAGAGGATTACAGTCAATTTCTGAACTCCCTCAGTCGGGCTCATCTGATGGGACTGATAACCACCAAAGTATTCAGAGAAAAACTCTTAGGGACCTTAAAGCTGAACAGCTTGCAGTGCTCCTAGAATCTATCCAATACTTAGATGCAAGGTCGGTACATTTAAAAGTAACTCTAGATAAAATAGATGAACTTTTATATGAATAGTTTAAAGGGGAGATAACTCCCCTATTTTATTAGAACATACCAGCTACAGGAATATAGTTCTTTAATCCAAATAAATGACCAAATCCCATTGAGGACATCAATGATGGGCCCATTCCAAAGAATCTACCTAAAGCAGAATCCTTAAATGGTGTATCTAAATCAATATCAAATAAAGTTGGTGGAACAGTTAAGAACATTAAACTTCTAAATGGATTCTCACGAACCATTCTCATCATAACCTTAGACATTCTCAGCTTATAGTTCCAGTACCAACCCCAGCCAATTTTCTCTAACCACTCTCTACATCTTGAAGGCATAAAGTCATAATCTACAAATTCAGAGGTAACTCTAAAGATAGCTTCCTTTTCATTATATTTATTTTTCCAATAATCATAACAAATAGACTTAGCAATAAAGTCACCGTACTGTGTAGTACGCTCTTCACACTTATATAATAAAGTTCTTTCAGTTGTAACTAATTCATCAAGGAGTTCGCCAGCTTTACCAAACTTCTCTTTAGATTGTTTAATCTTATCGATAGTTTTAATAAAGTATGAACCAGTATCAGTTAAATCACCGTCAGCATCATCCTGAATGGTACTAAATTCACCTAAGTTAATAACTGGAGCAATAGACATTCCTTGAATTTCTTCAACTATCTTATCCATTCTGGTTCTTACATCTTTACCATTTAAGCTTTCTAGCTGTAAATCAGCATATTCTCTAGTTAATGCAATATATCTATTACACTCTTTAGCTTTAGTAATATAGCCTTTAGTAATGATGTTTATTGGAATGCCAGACATCCACATCTGAATAACGTTAGCTGTAAAGTTAGCAACTGGAACCACAACAGATTTAATTACCTGAGAATTCTTAGCTACTTTAGTTACAGCTCTTAGTTCAGCTTCTAATTGCATTGCGCCACGTTCACCACCAAAGACATTACAAAACATCTTAAGCGAATCATTTACAATCTTAGGAAGGTTATTATTACCTGTATAAATATCTACAATAGAAGCAGATTCCATACCTAAAGCATCATCAATTAAATCTCTACGAACTACTAAACCATTGGGGAAATACTTTTTAATAACTGGAAGAATTCTAGGACAGTTAAATAGACGTTCAATAGCTTTTTTCTGATACTTAGAAAGATTAGCTTTCTTAAATTCAGAATCAATAATCTTTCCATTCTCATCTACTAATCTAGATAGATTAATATTTCTCTTAGATGTAGGGTCTTTATCGTACAGCTTACGTAATTCAGCCATACACATATCATTTGCAGAATCTACATTACTCTCAATTTCATATCGAGCCATCCAATCACCGATTACAGAATCTAACTCTTTTTCTTCAACAGGCTGTACTGGGATAACTTCATAATGCATCTTCTTAGCATTGTGATAATAGCAAGGAACTACTATCTCATCTTTATTAGAAGTCATGCCCCCTTTATAAGGAATAGTATTGTTAGCAAAGCCATTATCAATATCAATACCCATAGCAGTGTTATTAACTACCTGTAAAGCTCCTGAATGGAAAGACTGAACCACAATATCTTGAACCATGTAATGTACACCATTGTTAGATACTTTCTGTTCTTTCCATCCTTCCTGTTTTAATTTAGCAACTAAATCTAAATCTCTTGTAGGAATCATTTGATGTTCCTGAACAGTTGGAGTATGACCTTCAATAAAGTTAAATGCATGGTTATGCTGTCCTGGGATAATAGGAGCATTAGCAATCTTTCTTAAATCTGTTCTATACAAATTAGATAAAAGATTGTTTATATAACCTAATTGCTCTCCCTTAGTATCCTTAGCAATAAAGTCCTTTAAATCTTTAAAGTCATCAGGACGTTTCTGACGTAGATACTCTAAGGTATATAGAGTATAAAGTCTATTTACAACATCAAAAGATTCATTATATAGCTGAGAAATAGCATAAGTATTTCTAATCAGATTCTCTGGGTCCTTACAAGTTCCTGTCTGAATAAAGGTTACTAATCTTGTAATAGCATTAGATACTTCTACAGGTACAGGATATTCATATATTCCCTTCTGAATCTCATTAGGATTCTGGAGTAATTTATTTAAGTCATCCCTAGTAAGTTTAGCTTTAAAGAAGGAACCCATAGCAAATAATCTATTAGCAGCTTTCCAATTCTTACAATCCTTACAGTGCTTCTTTAACTGAATCTTAGTTCTACTACGTAGAGCTTCAGCTTTCTGTTGAACTTTATTCTTAGAAATCTTCTTAACATTATGATAAGAGTTTGTACCTCTAGTATGGTTAGTGTATTCTCTAATCTGTTGTTTAACAAAGTTCTGTAAGAAACTATTCTGGTCTAAATTAGTATCAGCCCATCTCTCAAGATTATCATAGAAGTCTTCACCACTAAGTCTTTCATATTCTGAAGTAGCATACATGCTATCAACAACACTACCTACTTTACGAATAGTCTGACTTACTTTATTTTTACCTCCTACACTTTCAAGTGCTCTTGCAGATTTACGAATAAGATTTGAAGTACCTTTATCTAATCTATTAAATAGATTATTAACAGGATTAGATTTAACTCTACCACCAATCTTAAGTGGAGAAACTTTAAAGTTAAAGCTATTAAAGTCATCCCAAGAATCTTTCTTGTAATTCTCCACAGCTTGTTTAAGAGTTAAATTATCTACATCTGGGTCAGTTAAAGAATTAACTTCACCAGCTAATGTATTAATCATATTTGCTAGAGGCTCTTCAATACTTAAATCTGCTTCAACTTTAGGAGGAGTAATACCTTTAGTATTAAGCTTATCTAATATCTGAGGTTTTGCTGATACCAAAGCAGTAACAGCAAAACTTCTTGTTAATGGGTCAGAAATCTCTTTCTCTAGGTTAGTAATGTAATCTAATTCATCTTTAGATAATTTATCCCTGTTTTCCTTTAAACCTTTATTCATTAAGTAAGCAAACTTATATGTATTAGGTAGGCCCGAACCAAGGCCTATTAATAAGCTATGAAGGGTATAATCAAATTCTGCTCTTTGGTTCTCAGTAAAAGGGGTTAAACCCCTTCTGTTTAAATTATCTAGAGCAGTATTTACCATTTGAATACCATTCATAGCATTCTTAAAAGAATCAGGATAAGTATTAATAAAACTATCTAAATCCTTTACATTACGCTTCTTAGGAGAAGTATTTGAACCAGTCATAGCATTAACACTGTCATTGCCAATAGTTATTCCTCCTTTAGGGCTTGTAAAGAAGTTATTAGATAGGTTTGCTTGAGATGCTGTTACCAATAACTGGAACATATCTGCATTACCAATAGCTGGATTTAATCCACACTTCTGACGTAAAACATTAAAGAATTCCATTAATCCACGATGGATATTTCCTAGTAAATTTGAAATTCTGGTTCCAAATAACTTCTTAACCCAATCGTAATCAATGCTATATCCTTTGAAATTTTTATCAGCTAGATTAGTTATATCCTGACCTCTGCGATAAACTAAATCATAGAAGTTCTTCTGATTTAGGAACCAAGTTAGAGTTTCCTGCACTGTAGCAGGATGATTACCACTTGTGCTAACTAGAGATATTTCTTCAAATCCATCTCTTAATTCCTGAGTAAGTTCAGTACCAAATATATTATAAAATTCCTCAGCTAATTTATCATTAAAAAGTTTTCTAAATGAAGGTTCTCCTACTTCACTTAGATTTGCTAAGTCTTTATATAAATCTGATAACCCATTTAAAGCATCATTTCTATTACCCTTAATGATATTATCAGAAATCTTTAAAAATCTCTCACTAAACTTCGTAAAGGCTTCCTGTACAGGAGATTCGGTAGAGATACTATCTTGTGCTCTACCTAAAGATTTGTCCTTACGTAACCCATCAAAGGTATTAAATAGAACCTTGAAGTATGCAATTCTCACATGCTCTGCTGCAATTTCAACCTGGTCATTTAACTTTCTTAAAGCTAAAATCTTACCAGCTTCAATCTTTGCATTAGCATCATCAAAGCCATACTTAGTCTTTAATTCATTGATTAACTCATCTTCACTCTCTCTACCGAATTTATATGCTGATTCAATAGCATCTAACATTCCCATGTGAGAAACCTCATGATTAACAATCTCAGTGATATTCTCAATAGCATCAGCTCTCTTCTGAGCATCTGTAGACTGTAAATCATTCATAGCTTTAGAAGTTATAAGTATGGCATCCATACCTAAGTGAACACCCTTAATATTTGAGTAATTTTTAAGCTTAGATAACATATTATGGTATGCTTTTGCTTCATCTTCATTACATTTTAGAACACTCATAATATACTGAATCTGCTCTTCTTTACCTTTAGAACCATAGTTATCAAAGTCAAAGGAAACTACCTTAGCAGAATCAATAATATCTCTGGTTCCAGATGTTGCTGAGAAGTAAATCTGTCTTGCAATATTACCTAATTCATGTAATTTCTGAGTGAATCCTTTAGCATCCTGTTTCCTATCTGAATTATTAAAGGCTACCTTAATACCTGTAGTTAATGAGTCTAAGTAGTTCTTAAAGTCAGATACAGTAATGTTTTCTGCTAATAGTTTATCTTCTAAATCTTTCTGAGAAATACCCTTCTTTTTAAATTCAGGGAAGTTTAAACAGTTAGCTTTAATATTATTATCTAATACAGCGTATAATTGCATAGAATTTAATAACTCTTCCTGACGAGTCTTACAGTATTCAGCAATCATTTCAGGAGTAGTTGATTTAATAAACTCATCTCTAGTAACTAATGGGGTTACACCCTTCATATTCTTAACAGCTTCTTTAGTATCAATTCTGAGCTTACCATTTCCATTAATATAGAATGTATGACTTAAGCTTAGAGGAGCTTTTGCATCATCCATTGCTTTCTTTGTACTTTCATGGGTAGTTGAATGACCAAATTCCATAGTATCAAAGTTCTGTAATGAACTTGGTAAAGCATCTGCATTACGTTCAATGCTATCAGGATGTAAGAAATCCACTACACCATTTTTAGACTTTGGAGTGCCAAAGAGTACTGCAATCTTTGCTTCATGACGCTTAGCTTTTATCTCAACTAATTTAGCAAAAGAATTTAATAAAGAAATAATAGCTTCAGCTCTGTCTTCTAGTGAATTAGCTTCACTTAAACGGTTTCTATATGCTAATGCAGCATTTCGTGCTTTAGGATTATTTTCACTTAAAGATTCAATAGCTTCAGCTATTTTATAACCGAATCCTAAAGCAACAGCTCTATTAGATGCTAAACCAATAGAAGGAGAAATTAATAACTCAGGAGCATCATTAAATAACTGAATCATTTCATTTATGCCTTCAAGTGTCTGTACAGATACATTCTGCTTTAATGATTCTGATAAAGCCTCACCAATAGCATCTACAGGTTTACCATTTCTTAAACTACCTAAGAAGACATTGATACCATCAAACATAGAACCAATGAAAGTTTGTTTATCATTTTTACCATACTTCTTTGCTAAGTTAGCAGTTAATGAATATAGCTTATTTACTACACGAGCCATGATGTCACCATCACCAGAACCCTGAGTACCACCAGGTTGTGAAGTAACACCCATACTCTCAGCTTTCATTACTGTAGGCTTAGTTGAAATGGTGTAATCCTGCCCATTAATCTTTACATGTACTACAGAAGTATTCTGCATACTTGTAGTAAAGGTATTAGCATCATGTCCAAACTTATAGTTATAGAATCTTGTATCACCATCTGAATGAGGTAATGAAGTAGATTTTAATATCTTCTGAATAGCTGGATTCTCAAACATTTGTTTTTCCATAGTAGCATTAAAGTGACCACCATTAAGGTTAGACATTACATTTACTACATTAGCAACTACAAACTGATTGAGCATACCCATAGCTCCAGAAAGAGCAGTCTGAGCATTAACAGTCTCCTTAGCTGAAGGAGGGAAAGCTTTATTAGCACCTATATTCATTGGTTCAGTAATAAAGGTCTGTACAGCAGATTGAACAGCTAAATTATCTGAACTATTCCAAGTAATAGCTCTAGCTACAGTAGCTAAAGACACTTCTGCTGGAGCACCACCATCAGTAGACCACATGAATTTCTGTCCAGCAGATACTTCATTTTCACTCTTATCCATAATCGTCTTAATAAG